CAACACGCGAGCCAGTATGGTCAGGGTCAGCACCCGACTGCCCCGAGACTTGTTCAGCAAATCGTAATATCATATTGATATTTAGATTCTTGAGACGTACTTCGTTTCCTATACGTTCGCCAAAGTTGCCGTCACCTTGTGAAATTGTTGGCAGGATTCGTATGAAATTTGACGCAAATGTCTGATTGCCATTTGAAACTCCTGCTGAATCCATTAGTAACTCATTTGAGCCGACGGCGGCAGTCTTCGTTTCCACTTCCTGACTAATTTCGTTCCGAACTACATCCTGTATTTGAGATACGAGTCTCTTGGAAGGGGGTCTTGCTTTTCGGTTTTTTCTAACCATTATAATTACTATTGCTTTTTTAATTTTTTGAGTTCAAACGCACCATCTATTTTCCAGAGTTTCCACCTATCGTGTGAGAGGTAGTCCAAGTCTGGCACTTGATTTGTCATTATCCATATGGAAGGGGAATCAAAATGCTTCTCTTTGAATTTATACCGGTCGTCGTAAGCATAACCTGACTTAACCGACTCTATAGCCGAGTAGAATCCTTGTAGGCTCCACTTCGGCATGCTTCTTGGCATATCTATGATATACAAAGTTGCAGTGGGTAGGTAGCACACCATACGGAGTACATCACGATAATCATTCACCGATGGTAGAACACAGCCACCTTTTACGCAACACCGCACGTAACTGGTAAGGCAAGATTTTCCTGAATTTCCTTTAGTATCAACGAGAACATTTATGGTTCGCGGGTCGTAGTTTTCCCCATCATGGGCTATGTGTTGTTGAAATGGACGCAAGGTATCTCGCATGTCGCGAACCTGCCGTGGTATATAGATGGCCACGTCATCGTCTCGCCAAGGCCCCGATATTCTCGTATCTAATTTTAAGCAATAAAAATTCTCACCTGATTGATACTCTTTGTTAGTCGTGGGTTGAAAGTACTCAGGTTTGAAATTCTCTGGAAATAATTTAAGGGCTTCGTTACGGCGTCTCTTTTTCGTTAGTGACATCCTCATTTGATAATGGCGGTACCCGCTGTCCGATTCCTCTAACTGGAAGCAATACTTTTTAGCAATCCCACTCAGTGACTGTATTATGTCCTCATGACTTCGGCCAACGGCTGAGTACCTCGCATCATAAACAGCAACTGCGTTCATCTATACATTTCAACCTTACAATAAATCTAAAGTCGCAACGCATAATATATTTAGGCGTTTCACTGGAATAACCTACTAAATATATTATTAACTTAACTAATTGGCACAAGTGGCTCATATTGACCAGCCGAGCTCGCTGAGTCACTATAACCCGAGAAATTATTTCTTCTAAATTGAAAATGACGAAGGGAAATAAAATTCACAAGTGAATTTTCTTTCTCTCCAGAATTTCCAATTGATAACAAATAATTGATAGGGTTATATCTCCTCTACCAAATTCTAAGACTAAATTCAGCCAGTTAGAGAGAAAAGGGATTTATCCCTTATATATAACAGTCCTTATGGTAGAGTCAATACCTTGTGATCATTACGTGTATGTTTTATGCGTCAGTATATGCAGCAGTAGAAGAGTAAGTAACTTCAATGGTTGGTGCTGTACCCAGCAACTGATTTGTAGTTGTGCTGGCGTATGCGACTAATATTAGATATGGAAAATTAACGGGTACGTCATCGGCATCTTGAGCGAAATGGAGCTTCAATCCTCGTTTCCCGAAAGTTAGCTTCTTACTCAACATAACCGATTTAGGTGTATGTTGAAAAGTATGAATACTGTTTTCCTTATGCCATTCCCAAGCGCGAGACATATTGAACACCCTATCGTACCGAACCGAGAAAGCATCACGATTAATCTTACTCATAAGGTCAATCGTATTACCATTGAAGTATCCGAGACCCTGAGATGACTGAGCGCCCGTTTCTAAAAATTTATCACCAGCCCAGTTTGCCTGAGCTTCTACGAAATTCTGGTTTGCTTTCTGTTTCAGAATCATAACACGGACACCAACACGCGAGCCAGTATGGTCAGGGTCAGCACCCGACTGCCCCGAGACTTGTTCAGCAAATCGTAATATCATATTGATATTTAGATTCTTGAGACGTA